ACGCATCCATGGGAAATATTAGGACATATTTCTAAACCAACTTGGTGGGATACTTATTACAGTTGGACCGATACAACTAAACGTAGTGCGTTAATTTTAGCAATTACAAACGGTTATACAGATAAACCACCATCAACTATTTCTAAGTATACTCGACCTCAATTTGCTTCTATTGTTCCAGTTAATAGTTTAGGCAAGTTATTAGCACCTTCTGAATTTTTAGTAAACGAAACTGGATATTATGATAAAATATCTGATTGGAAATTTGGGGATCATGGTCCAGCAGAGACTGCATGGAGAAAAAGTAGCTATTGGCCATTTGCATTGAATTCTGCTGCTGCATTACTATATCCTTGTACATATACATCACTTATGTATGATACCAGTAGAACATCATTGAATACCAGCACAAATCAATTAACTTATTTAGAAGATGACCTATATCTAAATCCTAAAAAACTTTTAATAGAAGGATACAATAATGCACAAACAGCAGGCTTTGGAGTTTATGTTGTTGAAAAAGGTACACAAAAAGATTTAAATTATCTTGATATTTTAAAACAAGATTTAAACTATCTTAATTTTAATTTATTTCACAAGATTGGCGGATTTGTTAGTAAAGATAAATTACAAGTGGTCATTGATTCCATTGATCCGTTATCACAAAGCCCCGGAGCAATATTACCTCCGGAAAATTATAATTTATTATTGAATGTAAGTAATCCGACTAAATCTGCAAGTATTTCTGGTGTTGTAATTCAAAAATTAAATAATAAATTTATCATAAAAGGATATGATAAACTTAATCCTTATTTTAATATAGTATCTCCTGTTAAGTCAAATTCGTCAGGTGTATTAACAGTAGGAGGAAAGTCCGAACAGTTTACAGAATGGTCTGGTGCAATAACATCAACGGGTCTTGGATCAATTGATATAACTTCTCCAACGGCTGTTACCACACGTTATTATAAGCAAGGGCAGATTGTAAGATATAATAATAGATATTATCGTGTAAAAGTTGGACACACTACACAATCTACATTTGATGTAACATTATTTTATCCCTTACCAGAGTTACCAATGGTGGGAGGAGCAACGGTACAACTATCATCAAGATTTAATAATACAGTTATACAAGTTTCATATGGTTCACAATATTCTACAGTACAAGAAATTTACGATATATTAATAGGCTACGGTGCATATCTCGAAGGCCAAGGATTTATATTTGATGAATTTAATACTGATCTTAATGAAATAATGGATTGGAAATATACAGGAAAAGAATTTTTATACTGGACTACACAAAACTGGGCAGATGGTAACTTAATCACACTAAGTCCATTTGCAGATTATTTAAAATATTCATATACTAATTCTGTTGTTGATAATATTTCAACTGGTGATTATGAATATAGTTTATTAAAAGCCGACGGACAATCATTTCCTATCAATAATTTTAGACTAAGTCGTGAAGATGACAGTTGCATTATTAATACTATAGATACATTGGAAGGTATATTTTTTGCTACCTTGAATTCTGTGCAAAAAGAGCACGGTATGGTAATTGATAACACTACAATTTTTAATGATACAATCTATGATATTGAAACTGGATATAAACAAAGAAGAATTAAAATAACAGGATTTAGAACAGCAGGGTGGAATGGTGATTTATCAAGTCCTGGATTTGTATATGATAATGTTAAAACAATTGACTGGGTAGAATATGGTACATATTTGCCTGGTGCTGTTGTAAGATACAACGGTACATACTATCAATCAAATGTAAAAATCCTTAATGATAAAACTTTTGATTTTACTAAATGGAACAAATTAAATAATAAACCTGAGTCAAATTTATTACCTAACTTTGATTATAAAATAAATCAATTTGAAGATTTTTATAGTTTAGACATTGATAATTTTGATGTAGCTCAACAAAAATTAGCCCAACATCTCATTGGATATACTCCACGACAGTATCTTAATAGTATTATTACAGATCCAATTTCTCAATATAAATTTTATCAAGGATTCATTAAAGAAAAAGGTACTAAAAATGCCATAGATAAATTGTCCAAAGTTGGTAAATTCACCCGTCAAGGTCAAATATCATTTGAAGAAGAATGGGCATTTAGAGTTGGTAATTATGGAGGTTTTTCAACCTATAATGAAATTGAATTTTCACTACAGGAAGAATTAGTATTAGAAAGTACGTACCTTGTTAAATTTGTAAATAGTATACCTTTAAATACTACTCCTTTAACAAATTATAAATTACCGTCTGATTTATTAATCACCCCTGACGACTATATATCATCATCAACATTTAACACATATCCAAGTACATTTTCAGATACTAATTTTGAATTAACAACTGCTGGGTATGTAAGGGCAGACGATGTTACAGTTACCGCATACAATAAAAACAGCTTATTGGATATTGCTAATAATTCATTAATCCAAGAAGGTAATACTGTTTGGTTGGGATTCTTAGAAAATGGCGATTGGGACGTTTATAGATACACCGATTTATCTCCTAAGATTGCAGGAGTATATATAAGTTCTCCTGGAGTAGATATTACATTTACAACAGATATAAATCATAGTTTATCAATAGGTGATATTGTATCTGTTGTAAGATTTAATGAGCAGGTAGACGGAATACATATCATTACAGATATTCCTAGGCTAGATCAATTTACGGTATCGTCTGTGCTAACCACAATTTCTAATGCTGACTTATTAAGTAATGGAATGTTATTTAAATTTGAAAAAGCTAGATACACCACTGTTCGGGATCTGATTAATAGTAATAATATTTCAAAATTAAATTATGATGAAAAAATATGGATAGATAACGGTACTAATGATAAATGGCAAGTATACAAAAAAATAAAAAATTATAATGTTGGATATATTAATACTGCATCTACCACAGCATTTGATCAACAGTTTGGATATTCTATATATAGCCAAGAAAATAATAAAATATTGCTAATGGCCGCTACGGGGAAATATAATGATACTCCTCGATATGGAAATATATCAGTTTATTTTAAAATTACAAATTCATTAAGTAAAAGATTTGAGTTTACTTTGAATAGTAATAATAAGGGTTATTGTAATAATCAATTAAGCAATGAGTTTGGATACTCGTTATCGCATGACACCAATAAGGGATTATTTTTTGTTGGAGCACCTGCTGCATCAAATGTTAAACCAGTATCTTTAACAAGCGGAACAGTTGTATTGGCAAATTCTGACTCCACTCCTAAACCATATATTAATGAAGGATTGGTAAAAATTAGTAGTTACAATAATGCAATTACTGAGGAAAAAACTGAAGCAGTATTAGTAAATCCATATGGTACTATTAGTAATATAGCATCTCATGCAAGATTTGGTCATTCTATATATACAAATAATGTCAATGTTAATACTTCTACTACATTATTAGTTGGTGCTCCTGGAAATAGTATTAATACCACTACAGGAAACGTTTACGTTTATAGTGTATCTAGAACCAATTATTATAAGGCCACAAAAGCCCAAGTAATATATGCTTATGCAAAAAATATATTAGCAGAAGTATATCCTTCCGAGGCTACCTTATTGTATTGGATGGTCCTTGGATTAGAAACATTTAATCAACAAATAATTAATGATAGAATTGCTAATCCTGCACTGGCCGCAAGTATCGATCAAACAAGAGCAGCGGATTCAATTAATATTTTAGAAACTAGAGGTAATGTGGTTGCAGCATTCCAAAATCAAACAAATCCAGCTGCACCAATATATCCCACTGAAAGTGAAATCAGATATTGGATGATAAATGGACTTGGCCCAGATAAAAGCACTTTTATTACATCATGGACACAAATTCGTAACTCCTACCCTGACGTTAGAAATAGAATTGATACAGAAAGAGCTACTGCATTAACAACGGCTACTGTATCAATTGTTCCTCATATCTCCGGTCTTATTTTAAACTCTCCTAATATTTTAAATTTTGGTAGTCAATTTGGAGATAAGATTGCAGGAAATAGTACAGGTTCTGTAATTGCAATTACTGCACCATATTATTCTAATACTGTTACCAATACAACCGGTATGGTACAATTGTTTAATGTTAACAACGTCAATTTAATATATATCAATAAAATAGTATCACCATTTGGAACAAATGATGTATTTGGAAATGATATTGCAGTCTCGTCCAACGGAACATATATAATTATATCATCAATTAATGTTAGTACTTCCAACAAATCTTTTGGTAAAGTTGCGGTATATAAATTTAACGGTTCTACTGCTACCTTACATCAAATTATAGATAATCCATTACCTCGTAGTGGAATGAAATTTGGCGTCTCTATATCTATTAGTGATAATAATACATTAGCAATAAGTGCATTAGGTACTAATAACACAGAAACGCTAACATTTGATAAAACTTCTAAAAACGGAGAAACTGTATTTGATGGAGGAGCAACTAGCTTTATCTCAAATATAACCAATTCTGGAGTTGTATATGTATATGGTAATTTAAACGATTATTTTGTTTTTGCAGAAAAAATTTCAGATCCAGCAGCAATTGCAGGAAATGGATTTGGATATTCTGTATTGGCCACAAATAATGATATATTTGTAGGGTCACCGTCTACTACAGCTATTTCAAGATTATTTGAATTTTATAAAATAGATAAGTCTGTTAATGGATTAAAATTACTTAGAGAACAAACAGATCTTGTTGATGTGTCTGGTATTGATAGAATAGCATTAATAGATTCATTTAAAGAAGAATTAATCGAATATCTAGATGTAATAGATCCTTTAAAAGGAAAAATTGCAGGAATTGCTGAACAAGAATTAAAATATAAATCAGCATTTGATCCAGCAATATATTCTATTGGTACAGAATTATCAATAGTCGACACTGAGTTAAGTTGGATTGATGAACATGTAGGGGAATTGTGGTGGGATTTAAGTACCGCAAAATATCAATGGTATGAGCAGGGCGACGAAATATTTAGAAAAAATAATTGGGGCAAGCTATTTCCTGGATCAACTATTGATGTTTATGAATGGGTAAAATCTGATTTATTACCAAGTGAGTGGGCCGCCCAAGCTGACACTAATCAAGGATTGACCAAAGGAATAAGCGGACAACCTAAATATCCTGATAATAGTGTTGTTTCTGTTAAACAATTATTCAACAACGTAACAGGATCAGTTGAAGATATATATTTCTTTTGGGTAAAAAATAAAGTAACTGTTCCTAATGTTAAAAATAGAAGAATCAGTAGTTATCAGGTATCTAGTATTATTCTTGATCCAGTTGCAAACGGTTTAAAATTTATTGAAATATTATCAGCAGATTCTTTGGCATTTGCCAATGTTCAACCTATGTTAGTTGGTAATAGAATAAATGCAAATATTGCTAGTAATTCAAACAAAAATAAAATTCCTAGACATACCGAGTGGGTGCTAATGGCCGAAGGCAATAGTAATCAAATGCCAGAGCCATTATTAGAGAAAAAACTAATTGATAGTTTATTAGGGCATGATTTCCTTGGTAATATTGTTCCTAGTAATTTGTTAACCTATAGGAATAGATACGGAATAGGAATACGTCCTCAACAAACTTTATTTAAAGATAGAATAGAGGCATTAAGAAATCAGATTACATTTGTTAATTCTGTTTTAATCAAAGAAAAAATAACAGGAAATTATAATTTTAATAATTTAAATAGCTATGATCCTACGCCGGACGAATTATCTAGAGAATACGATATAATAGTTGGTGATTTTACTGAAATTAATAGTATTAATACCTTACAGTATGAACAAGCTTCTTTAACATGCACTATCAATAATGGTAAAATAATATCAGTTGAAGTTTCAGCACCGGGATACGGTTATAAAATTACACCGTTGGTAACTATTATTTCATCCTCTGGTAAAGATGCAATTATTTCAACTGAGATTAATAGTAGAGGACAAGTTATAAATGCAACAATATCAAACTCTGGATCAGGATATGTTGATATTCCATCATTGATAGTTCGTCCACAGACCGTTATTGTTACCTATGATTCACGATATAATAATCGATGGACAATGCATCAATTCAATTATAATTCTCGTAATACTAAAAGAGAATCGTGGACAATGATTAAAAATCAAAAATACGATACTCGTTTATATTGGAACTATGTTAATTGGGTAAGTGAAAATTATAATTCTTTTAAAGATTACAAATATGTTATTGAAGGAACATATGGACTTTCTACATTAGAAGATATTGTGGTTGGAGATTATGTAAAAGTTAATAACGTTGGTGATGGTAGATATATTATACTTGAAAAATTAGCCAACTCTGTTATTGGAAATTTTTCCTTACATTATGATGTTGTTTTTAGCCAAAAAGGAACAATTCAAATATCTGAATCTTTATGGAAATTTTCTAATAAACAAGTTGCATATGATGTTACTACATTAGAAGAAACTTTATATGATCAAATACCCGACATAGAATTATATCGTATATTATTAGCATTGAAAAATGATATATTTGTTAATAATCTTAAAGTCTATTGGAATAAATTCTTCTTTGCCGCAGTAAAATATGCATTTACTGAACAAAAATTATTAGACTGGGCATTCAAAACATCATTTATTAATGTTACAAATACAGTTGGATCATTAGATCAAAGACCAGTATATAAATTAGATAATGAAAAATATTTTGAAGAATATGTCAACGAAGTTAAACCTTATCATACAAATATTAGAAATTACATATCAAAATATACATCATTAGACGAAAATTCTAATTTATTATTCACCGATTTTGATGCACCTTCTTATTATAATACTGCCACTAATAAATTTGAAATTGTTACGCTTGCAAACACTGGATTAATAAATCAGCAACCATGGAAATTATGGGCTGATAATTATACATATTGCCTGGGTTCAATTATTGTAGCCAATCCGGGTATTGGTTATACTCAATTGCCAACAGTTACTATATCCGGAGGAGGCACAAGAGTTACCTCAATTGCAACTGCTGAAGCTTATTTAAGAAATGGTGGGATTTATCAGATACTGGTAACTGACCCGGGTGCTGGATATACAATAACTCCTATAGTTACAATATCTGGTGGTGGACCAAATGTAATATTAACTGCATCAGTTTCTGTATCATTATTAAACTTTACTACTAGAAAAAATATCATAGGTTTAAGATTTGATAGAGTTTCTGCATATCCTGAAATTGGTGATATTGATGTCAATGACACGTTTATATGTTCAGGTAAACAAGATAAGTTCACATTATCTATATTAGCAGATCGAAATAAATTAGATATTTTCCCTACACTTGATGGAAAATTAATATTATCAAATGATTATACAATTCAATATTATCGTGATGAAAAAGAAAAAGAGTATTCTAGATTTGTATTTTTAAATTACATACCCAATAAAGATCAGATATTTAAAATTTCTTATAAGAAGAGTATTGAATTATATACCGCTGTTGATAGGATAACAAAATTCAATACCTCTACAGATTCTATATCGTCATTTATGTCAGGAGTAGAATATCCTAATAATATTATACAAGGATTACCATTTGAATACTCAGCATCTTGGGATGGTATTCAAAATAATTCAAAATATGATGTGTCAGCATGGAGCGATGTTGTAGGTTATTATGCCTCTGCAAAATTAATAAGAAACGTTCAAATAGGAACGTCCACTCTATATCTTAGTACTACCACTGATATATATCTAGGACAAGTGATTAATATTTTAAATTCTACAACTACCCGTATACGACAAGATACAGTAGTTGTTGGCATTAATACCACAGCAAGTACAATTACAATTAGTCAACCGTATTATGTAATTAAAACAGTTAAATCAACTGCCACTAATATAGGATCGGATATTGTCATAACAACATCTAAAACATTCAATAATGGCATTATTTTAGGAGACACAGTAACCATAGCTGGAATGGATTATAATCAATTTAATGGTCAGTACACTATTTCTTCTATATTAGATAATGATAAGTTTATTGTAAAGGCTCGATCTGTATTACCTACAACTGCTACAATAATTACATTTGGTGATGCCAATGCCACCATATCAACAATACCAGTAGCCATTAATACAGCATCTGTATTAATAGGGTATGGTAGTGATATATATTCAAAATCAATAGCAAATACTATAACAGTTGAATTATTAATACCGTATAAAGAAATTGTAAGAATTCAAATATTTAAAGATAACGAAACAGTAGAAATGCCTACAGGCATTCCTATTACTGGTCCTTATCCTAATAGTGAGTATTATTTCTTAACAGTAGATCCTGTAACACAGAATGTGATAGCAAATTTCTATCAAATGGGACGTGCGACATATATATTGAAATATTATGTTTACGGAAATACCACAGTTGAATTTTGGAAAACTGATATAAATCAAAGCAATTTAGAATCAACCATATCAGGCGGCTCCTGGTCATGGAATAATTTTGTTGGAGGACAAGGTGTCACCTTTACTTCAACATCTGTTATTTCAGGTAATACATCTATTGTTATTGATGGAGATCAATTTGTTAGTGAAAGATCCAGTTATGCACCAGAGGAATGCGTAAATGGACATGTATTGGATAGTTTAGGTATTAACGTATATACCAAAGCAGAAGTTTCATATCCAACAGTGTTATCAGGATCGTTTCCGGTAATTGCAGGAACTTATGTTTCTGCAACATTGAGTATTCCAGTAACGCAATATGCAGGTATGATAGTTCATTATAATGGAAAAATGTTTAGTAGGGTAGATAACGCTTTAGATTTATCTAGCTCTACACAATATTATATGGTTGGAAATGTAATTCACATGGGGCTACAATCTGTTTCGGGCCGTGCCGGGTATACAATGATAACCATTGGAGGTGATTATTCAGTACTTGATAGCAATTTAATTCCAGTAAGAAATGTATCACGTGCTACAGTTATGAGTTTATTATCAAACATAAATGATGTTAATGGAACATATGTTTTAGTTAATGGAATACACATAGAAGAAATAACTCAAGAACAAGCTAACTTAGGTACTTATGGATATGTAGTAGGCCCTTATAGTGATATTAATAACAGAGCAAGTGTAACAGTTTACAATTTACCTTCATTAGGAACAAATACTATTCAAGCATGGTTCTTACAATCAAAGTATACAAACTTTAATAGAGTAAATGAAGAAATAATCAATGTTGGAACTAGTCAAACAATTTTTCAACTTGAATATATTCCAGGTAATATTGAGCCAGCAAGTGCCCAGGTAATTGTTGAAATATCTGATAGTACAACTGGAAGAAAAAGATTATTACCACCGTGGGTAAGTTATTATCAAGTTGTTAATGGGCAATTAACATTTGCTGTGGATAACAAACATAACAGACCTGCAAGCACGTATTCACCTAATACAGTCTCTGTATACGCAAACGGTGTTAAATTACGACCCGGTTTTGATTATACATTAAATGAAGCAAATAGCACCGTTACTATTATTCAAGGACTATTAAATAATGGAGATGTTGTTGCGGTTGTTGGACTTATAGACTATGATTATAATATAGAAGGAAATTTATTAAAATTAATAACTCCTGTATCCAATGTTGATATAAAAGTTACATCTTTTACAGATCACGATAATATGTTAATTAAAACTGAAAGATTTGATGGATCATTAACTCGACGTTTTACATTGTCTTTTGCTCCACTATCAGATGATTATGTTTGGGTCTATGTTGATGGAATTTCATTAACTGCTAGAAATGAATTTAATATATTAGATGATTCACGCACAATTGAAGTAAGTGATTTAATATCAGTTACTACAGCATCGTCAATTACAATTACTACTATTAATCCTCCATCTTTTGGTAATTATATACTCGGTTATAGAGTATTCAATGATATGTTTAATAGAAGTCATTTTAAACGATTGTCAGCATTTCATAGTACAACATTATTAAAACCGTTAAAACATACAGATAGTGAAATTTATTTAACAGACGGCAATGGAATAATTCCTCCTAATCCATTAATTAATAAACCAGGTATTGTTATAATTGATGGTGAACGTATCGAATTCAGTGATAAAGACGGCAATGTATTAAGACAATTACGAAGAAGTACACTAGGAACAGGCCCTGCAACTTTTTCAAATATCGGAACCCAAGTTTTTGATCAAAGTGCTCAGCAAACAATACCTTATACTGAAACAACATTAATACAAACAACATCTACCACTGCTACTATATATGTTATTAATACTTTAACTACAACTGCAACAGGTGCTGGAATTGTATTAAATCCATACATAGATGCAGTTAATCAAGTTACTGTATATTATGGTGGCCGTCAATTACGTAAAACATCTTTATCAGTTGCTCTCGATAAATTTTCTAATCAAACAATTAAAATATTTGATCCAGAATTTACTATAAACACAGCTACTAACACATTAAGGTTAAATATTTCTGACTCCAATGGAATAGACACAGATATTACTATTGTACAAAGAAAGGGATATGTATGGACTGGAACTGAATCATTATTGACCAGCAGTGTTATACAAGCACAATTCTTACGTAAGAGAAAATCAATATTACCTGATACATATTATTATGGTGCAAGTCCAATAATTACAACGGATGATTATGAAATTCTTACTGATAACAATAACAACCCCTTAGAAGGATATTAAAATGACAAATATTACACAAACACCTTTTATTACAGCAGGACCCGGCACTGGGTTTGTAGTAACAGATTCTTTAGCAGTATCAAGAGTACGTTACACAGATTTATTAACAATATTATCAAGAGATCTTCGGGGAGTACAAGGTGTACAGGGTAGTAATACAGGTGTTCAAGGTGTTCAAGGTGTAATTGGAATACAGGGATTTAGAGGAACACAAGGAACAAATGGGCGTGGGGTAGTTGGTAGTCAAGGAACATCTGGATCTGCTGTTGCTCAAGGTGCTCAAGGTGTTCAAGGTCGCCAAGGAATTCAAGGTGCTCAAGCAAGTCAAGGAACTCAAGGATTTGGAAATCAAGGAACAAACGGATCTGCTGTTGCTCAAGGTGCTCAAGGTGTTCAAGGTAGAACTGGTCCAACAACAGTGTCTGCTGATACAGAAATTTTATATAACGATGCCGGTTTGGTTACAGGTGATCCAGCATTTACCTGGAATAAAACTTCTAAAACTCTAACCTTAGGACTAGCTAGTACTAATGGAACCACGTTGATTAAAGGATCTTATAGTAACGGTACACTAACTGTATTTGGTACTGAATATTCAAGTGGGGGTCCTATGTTAGGATATGCAGTAACTCCAAGTACCACTGCAACTGATGCGTTTTTAAGTGCAACCAACGGCGGCCCTTTATCACGGGGTGCATATATAATTGCGGGAATGACACATAAGTGGTATAGCACATCTAGTCAAACCGTTGCGTCTGGAAATGTAATTACCTTAAAAAATATGATGTCTCTTGACAATACTGGGTTAACTATTAATGGAAATTTAACTATTAGTGGTACATTTGCAAATGCAGTACCCACTGGGGGGATTATTATGTGGTCAGGCGGTAGTGTTCCAAGCGGCTGGGCACTATGTGATGGTAACAATAACACCCCAGATTTACGTAATCGATTTATTGTTGGTGCAGGTTCGAGTTATACAGGCGGAGATACAGGTGGCACTAAAGATGCTGTTGTTGTTAGTCACACTCACGGTATTACTGAATCTGCACACAGACATTTAACCGGCGTTGGCGGCGAAAGTGGATTGAACAATGCATATGGAGACAATGGTAGTCAGGGAAGCGGGTGGCGAATCGCTAACTCAAATGCTTCGTCTGGTTTGGATACTTATACAAGCGCAGTTACAACAGGAGTTACCATTAACACAGCAGGCGAATCGGGCACCGGTAAGAATTTGCCACCATATTATGCCCTAGCATTTATTATGAAAACATAATATTTAAATAAGAAATACAACGAGAATATGGATATAAATACACTATCAACTTATATAAATTATGACAATTCCTACTAATAATCAACCTACTGCTCCGCAGTCAAAACCCAATGAATCGGGTGCTGTCAGCATTCAAGGTCATATTAAAATCTTTGATCCTGTTACTAAAGAAGTACTTATTGATAAAAGAAATGCTATTCATTATGAAAATTTCTCCATTGCACTAGCACAAAGTATATCAAATAATGATGGACCAATTGGAGAAATGGTTTTTGGTAATGGTGGATCTCGTGTAGATCCAACTGGAATCATTACTTATTTAACTCCAAACAACGTAGGAAGTAATGCTGGATTATATAATCAAACTTATTATAAAACAGTAGATGCTAAACGTAATTATTCTTTAGATCCTGCAAGAAACTTTATGGAAACTCGACATATTATAGGAACAGCATATTCGGATGTTCTTGTTAGTTGTTTATTAGATTTTGGTGAGCCAAATGATCAATCTGCATTTGATACAGGTACATCTAGTACCACTGATTATATATTTGATGAATTGGGTTTAAAATCTTATTCTTCTGCAGGTCCTAACGAAGGAATGTTATTAACTCATGTAATATTCCACCCTGTACAAAAATCTTTAAACAGGATGATTCAAGTTGACTATACTATAAGAATTCAAAGTATAAGTAGTGGAATTTAATCATGGCATATACATTACGTTTTTCAGATCCAAACACTACAACAACAATTACGGTGCCTTCAAAAATTGAAGGCACAGGTATCAATATTGATTCTACAAGTTTAACACTGGTAGGTTCTGGATATCAAAACTATGGTCTTCCTGTAGCACAAAACTTTTTAAAATTATTAGAAAATTTTGCCAGCCCTTCGGAACCTATACATGCAATCAAGGGTCAACTTTGGTATGACACAAGTAATGCATCAAAACCAATATTACGAATTAGTAATGGTACAGGTACCTCTGGAAGATGGCCAGCTGCAAATGGTATATATCAACAGATAGTTGACCCTACTATTCGTTATACCAGTATATCCGATGGTGATATTTGGGTAGACACAGCAAATAATCAATTAAAAATTAGATATAATAATCAATGGACAATAGTAGGACCAGATGTAATAAATGGAGAAAATAAAACCGGAATTGAAACATTACTTATTCCGGCTACCAATGGAAACAATTATCCAATTATAAAAAATTGGGCAAATGGTTATGTGATTGAAATTATTTCCTACAATGCATTTACTCCTAGAACAGTTATAGATGGATTTTCTACAATAAAAATTGGTACAAATATTACAACCAAAGTTTTAGCAAAATATAATGGATTAGCAGAAAAAGCATCTGCACTTGAATCGTCATTTGGTGCTGTAGTTACTTCTTCTGATTTATTAAAAAATAGAGCAACTGTACAAACACACACTGGAACTCTTTATATAGAAGACTCTAATGGATTATATATACGGCCAACTTCAAATAGCAACGCTCTTAAATTATATAGTAACATAAACAATAATGGATTTGTTAATTATGAAGGTTCACTATTACAAGTAGGAACTCAAAATTCTTATTTAAAATTTAATTCTTTATATGCTAATATTGGTATAAACACAAGTACTTCTTCTACAAGTCCTACATTAGATGTTGGAGGCGGTGCAAGATTTACTAGTAATGTAAGTATTACATCAAATGCCACAGTTGCATTATCAGTAGGAGGTGGAGGAACATTTAATGGATTATTATCGGTAAATGGATTATCTGTTAGTGGAACTACAACGTCCACAGGTAAACTAATTGTATCTCCTGTGACAGATGCAATTGCAATTGAACCAATGCAACAGAATGTATATGATATTGGTACTTCTCTGAAAAAATTTAGATCAATCTATGTTAGTAACATTTATGGTGTAGATATATTTGCTGGTAGTATCACTGGTTCGGCATCGTCTTTGACAAATTCTAAAAAATTTATTATACAAGGTCCTATTACTTCTACATCTGCAGTATTATTTAACGGAACAGCAGATGTAACACTAGTAACAAGTGTAACACGATCTTTGATAAATGATCCAACCACAACATATACAACAACAGCCACTCAAACATTATTGGTGTTGAATACAGCTACCACAACATCTAATTTAGAAAAAATATCCAAATCATCTTTTCTATCTGATGTTTATCCTATATTAATTCAACCAGGAATGATTATTCCATTTAGTACATCTACTAGTATACCATTGGGATTCTTGGTGTGCAATGGACAGTCAACAAGTACATTTCTATATCCTACCTTATATGCTATTATTGGAAAAAACTACGGTAGTGCTGGTTCTGACACTTTTAGAGTTCCAAATATGTCAACTACCACTTTAATTTCGGGTAGCACTTATTTAACCTATCTTATAAAAACATAATTATGGCCTACATTATATATAACAACGATGGTTCTGTTTTAACAAGTATTGCTACCGGAGTAGTTGATAGTATCTCTACCAGTTTAGATTTTGTTGGAAAAAATGTTGATAATTATGGACAATATCTTAACAATAATTTGGCCAAGTTACTAACAAGTTTTTCTAATAATAATTCACCTAGAAATCCACAACCTGGGCAACTATGGTTTAATACCATTACAAAAAGATTAAATGTTTTTGATGGAACCTCTTTTAAACCTACATATGGTGCAACAGTAAACGGTACTCCTACTATCACAACTAGTACTGGAGATTTATGGTACGATAGTGCTAATAGTCAATTAAAAATATGGAATGGATATACTTATAAGTTAGTCGGTCCGGCTGTGTCTGGACTACTAGGAAAATTTGGTATTGAACCGCCTCCGACTATTATAAGAGACGATGACACAAATGTACCTCAAAAAGTTAGTGTACTGTATTCTTATGGTACTGCTATTGGATTAATTAGTACATCAACCTTTAATATGAAGTCCACTGATTCGTCCGCATATCTCGGTTATGGAACTGTTACACCTATAGTAAACGGTACAACTTTTCTTCGTGATATAGATATAAAAGCTGATTTATATATTAAGGGAGATTACTATATAAATGAAGTTAAACAATTCCCTAATGGTCAAACACTAACTGCTACATTTGATATTACACCCTACGGTAATCCTGATCCAGTAATGTCAAGCACCGCTACTGCAAAATTAAATATAGAGGCAGGAAATATTGCCATAAAAAACTTTTTACCTTTGATATTTTCTACAGTTACAAACGCAACATATGAAGAACTTGGTTATCCAATTAATTCAAATGCTAAAGTTGTTTGTTTATATAATAACGGAGTGTCGCTAGATGCATCTGTTAGAAGATTCAAACTAATCGACGATCCAATACATCCAGGAATTAATATATGGAACTGGTATGATATATATTATACACCATCTCTTAGTACAGTGACTAATATTGTAAGAATTTAAAGGTTAATTCAATGTCATATATTTTAAATAAAACTAATGGTTCAATTATTACAATAGTTTCTGATGCATCTATAGATACAACAGCTGATTTAACTTTTGTAGGTAGAAACTACGCAGGCTACGGAGAAATTCAAAACGAAAATTTCCTAAAATTATTAGAAAATTTTTCTAATACATCTGCACCATCTAAACCCATTGAAGGACAACTTTGGTATAATTCAAATAGTAAACATATTAATATGTATGATTCTACCAATTGGAAAAGTCTTGCTACACTTGAAGTAAATTCTAATAATCCTATTAATATAGTAGTTCCTACCACTGGCGACTTATGGTATGATACTACAGAACAACAATTATACGTTTTTAATGGACTGTCATATACATTAATTGGTCCTCCAATTGGTGCGGATTCAAACGCAGGATGGAGAGGAGATTTTGAATCTGCTGATGGACAAAATAAAATTTATAATACAAAAGCAGTTATAGGTGATAGTGTTATTGCAACTATATCTAATCAAGAGTATACATTAAATGGTGGATTATCCGGACAGTACACAATTTATGCAGACGGTGCTAGGTTACATAAAGGTATAAATTTAACTGGTGCAAATCCTAATACAGGAAATTCTGAAGCAGCTGGTAATTATTTTTGGGGAACTGCTGCACATGCATTAAATGCAAACACTGCTACCTATGCTTTGGGATTTTCAACCACACTTGATACCGCTAACAAATATAATCCTGTAGGATTTATCAATACTACAACTACTTCTTTTACAAATGGAACTATTTCTATAGATTATGGATTTACTTTTAATCCGTCTACTAACTATGTTAAAGCAACAAGATTTGAAGGTGTTGCCACTAGTGCATTATATGCTGATCTAGCGGAAAGATATGAAGCAGATGCAGTCTACGAACCGGGTACCGTTTTAATTATAGGTGGTGAAAAAGAAGTCACTGTTACCACAACATTTGCTGATACAAGGGTAGCGGGCATAGTGAGTAAAAATCCTGCCTATATGATGAATTCTGAGGCAGGAACCGACGAAACTCACCCCTATATTGCCTTAAAAGGCCGGGTTCCTTGCAAAGTTCAAGGCTATATTAACAAGGGTGATCTAATTGTTACTAGCAGCACACCGGGATATGGAATTGCTGCTAGTAATGTATTTGGTGGAGCTATCATAGGAAAAGCCCTAAGATCGCAATCCGAGGGCTTTGGGATTATTGAAGTTTTAGTAGTTTAAACTGCCATTGATGCTTTAATAGCGGCGTAGCAATTGTAGTCAACTAATTGAATATCTTGCATATTAAATTTGGTTATATCAGTTATAGTTTTATTGAGTTCTAAGTTAGGTAACATCAACGGTGCTCTACTTAGTTGTTCTCTAACTTGCTCTAAATGATTATTGTATATGTGTGCATCACCAAAAGAAATAATCAATTCTCCTACTGAAAGATTGCATATCCGGGCAATCATATGCGTTAACAATGCGTAACTTGCAATGTTAAATGGCACTCCAAGAAACATGTCTGCACTACGTTGATACATATGGCAACTTAACTTACCACTGCTGCTTACATAGAATTGGCTCATCACATGGCATGGAGGCAATGCCATGATATCAATCTCGCCTGGATTCCATGCACTAATAATATGTCTGCGTCCGTATGGATCTTTCTTAATACCATTAATCAATGCTTGTAATTGATCAACATGTTTAACTGCCATACGATTTGCACCAAACACTGGAGCCCGCCATTGTCGCCATTGAACACCATATACTCGACCCAAGTCACCTTTGAATCTTGCCTTTTGCTTCCAATAGTCTGCATTGGCATTTTCAGACCAGATAGTAGTTTCTGTACTACTACGACTACCGTGAAGTATTTCTCTCAAGCGATTTTCATCACTACTACCTTCAATAAACCATAGTAGTTCACTAACAACAGATTTCCAGGCTAACCGTTTTGTAGTAATAGCTGGAAATCCTTCTTGCAAATCAAACTTTAATTGTAGTCCAAATTTACTAATAGTGCCAACACCTGTTCTATCAGGACGATGTTCTCCTGTTTCTAAAATCTCACTTAGTGCATCAAGATAGATGCGTTCCGAATCTGACATTAAGCAGTAACAGTTTTATTAGCCTTAGATTCTTTAACCTTTGGCGGATCAATAGCGTCTGCCATTCTACGGAAGTTAGCAGCATCCTTGGCCAACTTGTCAGCCTTGGAACGATATTGTTTTGCAATAAGTACAGGATCGGAAATTTCTTCAGCAGTTTCGACTAACACAGATTTTTTAATCTCTGGCACCATAACGTCTTGAATAACAATTTCTTCTTTAACAACTGGTTTGATTTCTTCTTTGATAGAGCCATCTGTAACTGCTAAATCTTCTAATTTAATTCCCTTTTGCTCTGCAATTATTTTATTGAGTTCATCTAAAGGTGTAGTTGATTGACTATTTGCAGTCATTAATACAAGATTAGTAGGAACTTTTTTAAGATGTCCATTGGCATGCAAATATTGTAGCATGACAGTACCATCGGGGAATCGACGTACAGCAAGAATATCTGCAAGTTCGTTGGCTTGCTGACCAGCATCGCTGTCAATCAGACTCATTAAAGAGTCATGGTAGGCGTCAGTAAGACCATTAGTTCCTATAACCAATGCACTATTAGCATCTCCGGGAATTGTTCTATATGCCACTGCTATACGAGCAGAATTATTTTTCATCTTACCTACGTGTTTGGTAAATTTAGCCATGCTACTCTCCTTTTATTATTCTGCGGCTGCAGGCTGTTCATCGGTCTTTGGTGGTACTACTGCATTTAGAAATGCATTTAATTTGTCATAGGTTGCACCTACTGCTGAAATTTCATTAGCAGCAAATACTCCACGGCGTACAGAAACATCTACAATTGACCGTAGATTACCTAGATCAGTAATTGTAAGTTCTGGTATTTGAGGAGCAGTAGCTTCTGGTGTTTGATTTTCTTCCATTTTAAATATCCTTATTTTTTATGTAAATGTTGGCATCCTATTGCCAGCATGGTTAGCTCTTTTGGGTCTTCCATTCCTATTTCTGTATAAGCAACAATTTTCCTATCACGATCTAAACCATATCCGTCTTTAATGGCATATCTGCCATCTAGGTTATATTCAATCCAATGTTGGATGTCCTTAACATCAAATCGATGCTCTATCAACAGTTTAACAAAATGCTCTGGAATAAAGGATAGTTTCCTTAGTCCTAGTACTGACAAAGCATTTACGTTTCCTCTATTTAGAGACATTATATACCTACTTTATTTATAATAAGCAGTCTGGCCGAAGGGTGCAATTATGGTATCGTTACCGTGAATAACAAACAAACTTTCGCAATAATCCTCATCTCCCCAGCTTCCGCAAGGATATCCATCTGTAAACATAATAAAACGTTTTGGATTAATATCTTCATGTTTCATAAATTTATAGTTAGCATCAAAGTCAGTGCCACCACCGCCCTTAACTTCGTAGCTCATAATATCATCTGCATTGTCTCCAGAGAAACGAGCATAGTTATATACTTCGGTGTCAAAGCACCAGAGATCTAATTTAAAATCTCTGTACTCATCCATAATGCCCTTAACTTCGCTGATAAAATCTTTGGCCATTACATCTGAAATACTACCGCTCATATCAATAGCTACAGATACATCAATTGTTTCTTCATTCATCATACCAGGTAAGATGGCACCACAATGTTGACTCTTACGATTTGGACGAGCAAAGCTAAAATTGCTCTTGAAGATACTTTGAATATTCATACGCAGTATCTGACGCCAATCCATTTTAGGCTCAGTGAAGTCGCTGATCATACGACGGATACCTGCCGGCACCCGACCAGCACCTGCAGATTGAGCAGCGGCCATTACAGCTTCTTTGATCTCGTCACGTATCTGTTTCTTTTCTTCAGCAGTTAATTTTGGACGACCTTTACCTTTATTTTCGTTATCACCGTCCTCGCCTTCTCCGTTGCCCTCATCATCGCCATCTAAATGTTCGTCCAGTAATTCCCCTAACGAACCAATATCAATTTTTTCTGCTTTTTCGTAGAGTTCAGAATAAATTTCTTCGTAGCTCTTACCACGATATTTGTCATCTTGGAATATTTTAATAAAACTTGGCACCACCCCAATACGTTCATCTTTTAAAATTTGATTGGCAGCATAGTCTGCGGCAATGTTTGACAGCGTAGGATCGCGACTATCACGCCGTCCCATATGATCAAATACATTATGTAAAACTTCATGAGCAAAGCCGAACTCTGCTTCTTTAGGAGTTAACTTATGAACAAACCCGTTATTGTAATAGAAGGTGCGTCCGTCAGTAGCCAATGTATTACACCACTCGCTGGCATCAACTAATTTCATACGTGTAGCAAGATTACCAAAGAACGGATGCTTCAATAATAAGCCAACACGGGCCGTAATAAGTTTCTCAAGAATTTTATTTTTTTCAGACGGCGTAAATTCTTTAGTGGCCCAGTCTTGTTTCTTAGTTTTTTCAGCCTTCATTACTTTAGACATAGCGTATCCTTTTAGTGTTTAAGCGTATATTATACATTAAATTTATCAAAAGAGCAAGTAAAAAAAGCCCTTGCGGGCTTTTTTAGCTCTCCATTGCAACCAAAATGTACTTACCGTACTTGTCGTGGAAACGATCAAAGTTCTTTAACTTAGATGCATCAAACGGAAGATTGTAGCTGGTCAACGCAACCTTAGCAGCCATAACAGTTAGTTCAGTTGGGAAGTTATCCATAATAAACAAGAAGAAGCGATCTGCTTGGGAATCCCAATCTTTGGCTTTCTTATTAAAGGCATCTTGCAATTCATAGCAAAGGCTAATGCTTAAAGAGTACATTGCAGAGATTTCTTTAATATTGCATTTCTCTACTTTACCAGACAAGATATCAGGTGGGTTAGGCATCTGTTTAGCAACACGACGATGTGCCATAAACTTAACAGCAAGTCCTTCACCAATTGCACCAGCAACCAAATCGGTTAATGTACGCTCATCCAAGTCGTCGTCTTTGAGCAAATCACTAACAAAGGACCAAGAGCGTGGAGTTGCGAATGCACGGCTTGAAGATTTTGGATCAAAGTCGTACAGATCTTGTTTAGCAAAGCCAATATAACCAACAACTTGTTCATGAACCTTATTGTTAACAGCCCACTCTTGCCAATCTTCAAAGTCAGATTTCAATTCAATGTGAACAAAACGGTTAGCCAACGGAGCAGGCATACGATAAGTAACACCTTTATCAGTTTCACGGTTACCAGCGGCAACGATACTAACACCTTTTGGTAGTTGATAAGTACCAACACGGCGGTTCAAAACCAATTGGAAAGCCGCTGCCTGTGTAGCCGGAGCCGCAGAGTTCAATTCATCTAAGAACAAGATAGCAGTAGACTCTGGATCTGTGGGCAGTTCCGAAGGAGGAGCCCATGTCATAGTGTTTTCGGTACTATTGTAATATGGAATACCTTTAATATCAGTGGGTTCCCAAAGGCTCAAACGGACGTCAATAACTTCGCGTCCTTGTTCGTCGCCAATTTGTTTAACAATATCAGATTTACCAATACCCGGAGGACCCCACATAAACACAGGACGCTGGATCTTCACACATTTACGGATACTACGCTTTGCCTCGTTAGGAGTAACGGTACGATTTGCGCTCATTGCTTCTGCCATAGTGTTATCTTTCTAAAAAAGTTAAATTAGTATTGCGGCGATTATTTGCTGCAATACGTTAATTATACATACATCTACGCACTTTGTCAAGTGATTTCTGCGTATCTCTTCTGTGCTCTTTGCAGTTTTTGGATATTTCCAGAAAATAAAATGAGTTGAATTGCCATTTTTTCTCCAAAAAGATAGATTTCTTTGTGGGTTAAGTAAAACGGACAGTCTATATTATTGTCAATCCATAGTAATAATGAATTGGTCAAGAACATTGGCTCTTCAAATACCACTCTGTGATGCTTGATTTCAGCATTACAAAAACTTTCAAATCCTTTTTCAGTTAATCCAAGTCCACCTTTTTTCTTGAGTCTTGTATTACTCCAAAATATATGACGTAGTTTGTCTATTGATTGTTCGTCAGTAGCAAGCCCTAATTGTTCGGCTACTAGTTTGGTGATTTTAAGTTTTTGGTTCATCGGTGATTTTCTCACCAGAGGTTAGTTTATAAACGGAAAACTCTGTTGTATTAAACATCTTGTTCAATTTTTCCGATAAATTAAAAGCATGACCACTATTTGCAAAAGATACCTTCTTATACTTTGGTCCTACTTCTTGTGCAACCACACTACTGGTCTTTAAATTAATAGGTTTATCTTGATAAAATACAGACCAAACAGCATCAGACTCTAAAACTTGATCTGTTTTATACGATTTTTTATTTGTTATCTCTAACAAGACGTTCGGTTTAGGTCTACTCATTACATACGCTCCAAATGTGCGTATATATTTACCTGTTTTTCTAAAATCTTCCGCCGTCCATTTTAACTTGTATTGTAGGAATCTCTAACGAAGAAGATTGTCCTGCTAATCTTGTCATTACTACTGCTAGACTATTTTGCAAGTCTGTAGCTTCTTTTATACTTAAAGTCACTACCTTTTGATTAGTTTTTATGGCAATTTTAGTCTTATCTAGGAAGTCTTCTATAGGTATTGTGTTTAATTGCTTCATACCTTATTTAAACTATTTAATACAACCTTCATTTCTTGTGAAGTTTTAAATGGACCATGATATGGATTTCGTTCAAGAGTAATTAATTTTGGACAATAACTTCTTAGCCACCCCTTTTGAAATTGTATAACATAGTAGCCAGCACAGTATCTACTCTTACTTTTTAAGTTTTTTGTATATAGTGGTAATTTAGATTGTACATTATATACAGGATTGTAGGGCTTGGTACGACAAGGATAATTATAAATTGTATGTGTAAGTGGTTCTATTTCAAACTTGGTAGTTTTTTTCTCAACTGTTGCTAACTGATCAATAATTTCTTTGAAACTTTTAATTTCTACCATTTTACCTTTACGTAAAAATATATATCCTTTTTTATTTTTAGTAATAGATCCAATCTTTTTACCATTGCCTTCGATGATCCACTCTTTATTAGGAATTAATACTTTTGAAATTACTGCATTCATGCTATATACCTCGCATTTAATGGTTCTGCATAACTTTGCACCTGCTCGCTAATTTTATTTAGATCATATTCAGAGCATAGTTTAAGCAATCTCACTCCAACTTGTGGAATATTCTTTTCTGCCTTAGTGGCTGTTTCTATTGTTTCTTGGATTAACAATTTAATATCATTGGGCTGTGCTGTTAGATCACATAATATAACATTACGAGTATAATCATCTAATACTCGATGTTCTTTGCCTTCGTGGTCAGACCAACGTTGCAACATGAGATTGTTCCAAGAATATCCTTTACTTACTCTGTCTCCAAAGGCTTCACGGAGACCAACTTTATTCTTTGTGCCTTTCTCACGTACCCCTGGATAAGCACTAAAGATGTTGTCGGATGTGTCGCCACGCATACACTTTTCAAAAAGTAACCATGCTGGATCTGGCGCACCTTTTGGCAAATTAGTTTTCTTATCTTTAACAGGTTTACCTTTTTCATCAAAGTATCCCTCGTGTGTGGTTGTAATCTGCATCACACCATTATATTGACGAACATTAGGTGCAATGAGTTGTGCAAAGTCTCCATCTGTTGAAACAACAACATGATTATCATCAGGATGACTTTGTATCCAACCTGCAATTAAATCATCTGCTTCTAATTGCTGATGTTGTAATACAGTACAGTTAGTTTTACTAGTGATGTAATCTTTAAACTGATCAAACGTTTCCCAAAACACGCGATCTTCTTCTGCTTCTCTAGGGCTTTGAGAAGCCCGGGCTTCTGTACGTTGTCGTTTGTAAGGAGCATATACATCCTTTCTCCAGCTACGACCTTCCAAAAAGAAGATGACATGATCACCTTTAAAGTCACGCCATGCTTTTCGAACGCTGCCTAATACAGTAGCAAGACTCATTCCAATCTTATCATTAAGATCACCACGAGTGGCGTGCCTAGCACGAAAGAATGTATTTGCTGTATCTACAAGAATATATGTTTTGTTCATTAAGAAATTTCCGATCTGCCGTCACCTAAATTATTAACATTAATATAACCACTACCTCGACGATCCATATTTACACCCGACTCACTTCCAATGTTTCTACATAGTTCTTGGAACCAAATATCAACAACAGCTTCGTCTGTTTCACCTTGATATCCTTCTGTTCTTAATTTTAACACAAAATACTCGTTCCAGTCAAGTTCAAAGAATCCGTTACGAATATTATCTTTGTTAACATGCGTATCCATAACAGCTACCCAGGGTTCTTTTTTTTCAGTTGCAATTTCTTTTGCTGTTTTTTGTTTCTTGGCTCTTGGAACTTTAGGTGAAACAACTGGCTCGTTTTTAACTTCTGGTATTTCTACAACTACTACCTTATCTTTAATACCTAAAATATTTTTAATAAACTTTTTCATTTTTTTCTCTAAATTATGTATAGAAGCTACTTAAATATTGAGTAAATAACAGTCACTATTACTATACAAACAATTATAAATATCTCAGTTTCTGTTTTAAATACCGGAGTAGGAGTTTGATAATGTGATGTACAATGAGGACACCTTGTTGCAAGATAATCCATTTGATTTAAACAACTTGGGCATGTTTTAGACATATATATCCTTTAATTAAGTACCCCACTCATTTTTAAAGAGTGGAACTTGTAGTCTATCACTATATCGTAATCCGTGTTTCATTGCTAGTAATGCTACATTACGATTGTTCATAGCATAGACGCTTTCCACACCGCCTACTGGCATTAGATAAACACCACCCATAAATCCGGCATTACGATATTCAACAATAGCACGTTCTGCATCTTTAAAGTCTTCTTCCGTAGCAATAACAAACTTCAAATACGCTGTGCCATATTCTTCATACTCACATACACGTTCGGGTTTAATAGCATCTTCCCACGGCTCTCCACTGCAAGGCAATTTGGCACTCACACTAAATGTAACGTCTCTCCAGAAGTCAATATCATCAGAGTGATATTTCCATGTATGCAAATATTGTTTAAATTCTGTTGTTAACTTCATTGTGCCATTTGTCTCAAATGTAATCTCTTTAAGACCTTTCATCTTAGGATGCTTCAACAAGTCTGGATATTGCTTCTGCCAGCCTAGCAATGGCTCACCGCCAGTAATAACAAGGTGTTCATCACGCCATTCTCCGTATGGAAGAATTTCCATAATGCGTTCTACAATTGCATCAGTAGTAAGTAATGGACTTAGATCTTTAAAGCGTGGATCCCAACTGGCATAACTATCACACCCTGTGCTAACTAGTGGTAGTTGTTTGTAATCGTTATACAAATGAACCACTTGTGCAATATCCTCAACTTCTGTACTGAGTTCGCCGCGTGGCATACCAAAACCTGCACATTTAAAGTTACATCCAAATGTACGTAAGAAAACAGACGGCACACCCATGTAACGTCCTTCACCTTGGATACTATAAAATAATTCTGCTATTTTAATCTTCGACATGTTCAGCCTTTATAATTTTAAGATTAATTTTTTCCATCCAATCAAGGGTAGTTGATACAATGGTTTCTAATTGACTATATTTAGGTCGCCATTGAGTATCCAATATAAATTTATTTGGATCTGCAAATAACTCTTCTGGATCACCAAATCTTCTTGGTCCATATGTATAATCAATATCTAATCCTGTAGCAGCTTCAACTGCTCTTACTACTTCAAGATTGCTTATACCTTGACCTGTTCCTAGATTATACACTTTAAATGTACCGTGGGCAAGTGTTTTAGCAAACTCAGCAGATTTTAAATGGGCATCGGCAATGTCTGATACATGTAAATAATCTCGAATACATGTTCCGTCTTTGGTTGAAAAGTCATTACCATTTATAATTAAAGGTGTTGTTTCTAATACACTTTGTATCACCCTTGGGACTAGATGAGTAGCATCCCAAACATTACCTAGCTCTCCAGCTGGGTCACAACCACAAGCATTAAAATATCTTAATGCAATACTTTTATATCCATGAGCATGTGAATGACTTTCGATAACATATTCACACATCTTTTTACTATAACCGTATGGACTTATAGGTGTTCCTTGTGCAGATTCAACTATGGGAACAATACAATCATTGCCATATGTTGCTGCACTACTGCTAAAGATTATTGTACCCTTCCATCCTAATTTAGAAAGATCATCTAACATTGTATTGGTCTTAGCAACATTATTATTGTAGTATTCACCTGGGTTGGCAATACTTGGACCAACTAGGCTAGTACCTGCACAATGTATAATTGTGTCTACATTGTTTATGTTAGCAGCCGTTGCGGTGATGTTTACAAAATCATCAATAATTAATTGATTAACAAATAATGCAGCATTGGGAATAGTCCATGTACGATCAATGCCAATTACATAATAACCAGCTTGCTGAAAGGCCTTAGCGGTATGACTACCAATAAAGCCCATTGCACCTGTTATAATTACTCGTTTAGTATTTTGACTCACGAGTGTGTTTCCTATAATCAGTACTCATACGCAACATATTATTACCGTTGCCTTCTAGAATATTGCAAATACGATCAATAGTACCATCATTGTAGTCGCTTATTTTTCCCATGTTGGCATGCGGTGCTTCTAGCAATGCTTCTAACTTGTTTATAGCATCATCTATACTCCAGGGAATATATAAACGAGTATGGTCATTAGAAAAAGTCTCAGGGAAAGACCGATAAGCAGGATACAGAACATTACATCCAAGGCTATCGGCTTCACTGACGGTATTAGAGACCCAATCTTGAAGGGCGCAATTAAACACAACACGGCTATCGTTAACAATGTTATAGTAATTGTTCTTTTCTAAGTTTTCATAGATTTTAAGTTTACCTGCTGCTACCATTTCACGGGTTCGTTGCATATAGCTTTCGCTATTGGACTTGAGCCAACCACCACTGCATACACAGAATTCCAGTATGCTTTCTGGATGGCGCACAAAGTATGCTTCAATAAGGTCCATGTAGAAGTCAGGTTGCTTTTCTTGATCCCAACGTGCAGAAAAGACTACACGGTATTTGCGATCCGCAAACGGTTTAATATGAGTAACACGACTCTGAACTTCTTCTTTGCCAAATGCCAATCCTGAAATATTGTAGATTGGCGCCTTCCAACCTGCAATCTTCATATGCATTACCATTTCTTCATTAGTTGCTAGTACACCATCTACGAACGAGTCAACCATCTTTTCATAATGACCCATGAACTCTTGCATATTCCAAACATGAACAAAATCGTCAGGATCAATAGACTGGGCAAGACAGCGAACAAAAATACGAGGACGGTGGCTGCTGTCGATTTGCTTGAGGATATAAGGTAGGCTTTCGATACCGGGTTGAAACATGTCCTCGAAGTAGACAACATCTTCATTGTTTAATTCTCCTGCCTTCATCATACGGATCAAATTCATAAGTTGGCTCATACCAAAGTATGTGCGACCGTGTGCATCTAGTACTTGACCAGTTACAATGGCTTGGTCATTACTGAGTGTTTCGCCAGGTACAACAATATAGTTGATACCACGACGATCAAATACAGCAGTATTCCAATCTTGCAATTGTAGGGTATAGCGAGCCTTATATGGCTCTAACCCCATATAATATAGTTTACGCATTATTGCTCCTGATATTCACGTTGGGGTTTTCCAGAAGCCTCGCGACGTGCCTTACGTTGCAAATACTCTTGCTCTTGTTGGAACCTGCGATAGTCATTAGAACGATAAAGATCCTTCTCGCTGTATGGAAGAAGATTAAATCTGCAATGATCTAACCAAGCATCGAGATCATCAAAGATCCTAGATACTTCTGGTTTCATTTTAAGAGTTTTCTGAATATAATTTGGCTGTGCCATTTTGAGTTTTCCTTAATTGGAAGTTGTTGAAAAAGTTGGAACATACTCTACAATGCCATCTGATTCGCCATCTTCGGAAACTGTGATCTCATAGTATCGTTGGCTTCCGTAGTTGGGAATTAAATGTTGTTGTAAAATATCTGTTGCCATCATTTCGCAGGACTTATGGTTTTGATTGCCCGACTTGATGAAATCTTGTAGTGCCCACTTGACTAAGAAAAATTCTAATTCTCTGTCAAGGTGATCAACTGAAATCTTTACTTCTACTTTGAACATATGACGATGTTCTTTTTCCAAAAAAGCAATCTTGGAATTAATTAAGCCTGCTCCCGGATAGAAGTGAAATCCTTCAAATTCTGTGCGTACTCGAATATATGTTTTGTTCATTATAATACTTTGTCTTTAGTATATTGAGACCAGTCTGTAAAGGTCTCACGGGTTAATAAATTATGTAGGCTATGGCACCACACACCGGGATTAGTTGACTTGAAATCTTTGTCATCTATTTTAATTATAGCATTGTAACCTAGTTGTTGTAAATAGGGCAGTTTCACCGAAATCATTGGAATAAAATTATGATACTCGGTAAACCCGCCTTCTAACATACCCTCAACATATTGAACATCTATGTCCAATGTACATAGATAATCTCGATCAAGAAAGTGTTTGATCATATTTTCCCATTGTTTCCACCGTACTGCATCGTTAATATTGATGTTAGGGAAACTTTGATTAGCACCAAAATAGATATGCTCACATCCGTTTAGATTAGCAGCAATATCATCTACACTTTGTACGCCTACAACAAATAAGGTTTTCTTACCGTATGCAGGAGTATGTTCTACTTCTATGCCGTAGAAGAAATTTGTGTTTTTGTGGCCTTCTCTATTCATATTATTCTCCAAGTTCGTCACTTAATTTCTGCAATGCAGCATCGTTGGCATCTGAAAGATCAATTTCATCTGCACGGGTAACTTCCTCTACATCAAATAAACCTCCAAACAGATTATCATTCTGTCCATTTGTGGTATTACGAGCACCGGCAATACTAATCAAGAATGCTTTAGCAGTTGTATGCTCTAACATCTCCATTGCCTCTGTTAATGTTTTAGTATTAAACAACTCTTCAACAAAGCGATCAAAATACAATACATTACGCGGAACCCATTCACTAAACTGGTCACTAGCAAGTTCTTTAGAGTTAAGTTTTTTCCATGAACGCCAGTCTGGTTTAAATCTTGCGCTTTCAATGTCAGCATAATGATTAGCCCGTTGCACTGCTTCAATGTGACATTGTACATTATGTGCCATATACAATGAATAAGCAAAACTATCCCAAGAAGTTTTACCTTCTTTTTTAATTTTGTTCAACATGCCAGGAGCATAATGACAAATGTCGCCCATTACAAGTCTGCGGCCGATCTCTGATTCAAAGGGGAATGGGATATCGCTTCCTGCAAGTGCTTTATTGTCTGGGGCTTTTTCCATAACAACACTGAACTTTTTTGCTGTATGGATTGCGTTTGTGTAAACGAGTCCATGTGCTGTTGCGACAAACGGTGAGGCGCAGTCAAAAGATATGGTAATTTCTTCATTAATATGTTTCCTGAGTTGTCGTTGAATTGAAGTTAGATAGCAAGCCCAATCTAATTGTGCTGTACCCAAGAAGTGGATCCAGTTCTTGCCTGTGAGCATGCCTTCCTCTCGCATGATCATCAAACGCTTTAAAGTAATGTCCATCTTACTCATATTGACACCACCCATTGCCCAACCCTCTGCTGCTTTATCTCCCCATACAGCAGGGTCACTATATTCTTTAACACCTTCATACCAAGACTGTGCGCTATGCCAATCACTGCCTTGTAAAACATTTAACCACTTAGTCTTATCTAACCGATTCTTTAAAAAGTATTCGTTATTGAAACGAGTTTTTTGTAAACAATCAGCAGGACTTGTTAATCCGGTTCTTGCTTGATTATTCTTATCACAGGCCCAAATAGGCACATCCAACATCATTGACCAGTCAGCAGTTAATTCTAACCAAGCAATAATAGAATCACGAGTTTTGTTGGCTGCTTTACCTTCAAAGTCTTGCCAATCAAACTTTAAAATGCCTTTACCAATCTGATATCCACCTGAGTCACCTAAGATCATAGTTTTAGCATGATTACGATCGTGTATCATGACTTCTTGTACCAAACTTTTTTCTATATCTAACTGTGCATGACCGGCAGAGTATAGACCATAATTGTAAGTAAAGTATCCTTGCTCTTCGTTTAAGAAGTTCATACCTTCGATACCACGATCAAATCCCTTAGGGATACGATCCTTGGGTACAAAATCACTTAGTCGTTGTTTGGCAACGTAGGTGCTGTAGAAACTGCTGATTGCTGGCAAATAGACTGCATAGTCTCTTTGGAACTGTGTTAGATTAACTGGTGGATTACTTTTCATTTTATCATGCCTGTGCTGGAATAATATATTTGTAAGTGGCAATGCCGCTATCTAAAGTGATCTGCATAGCACCTTCATCACTGAACCCAATTTTAGCATTGTTAGCATCAGCAATTTTTAAAATGTTTAATACGCTATTCACTGGCCAAGTCCATCCTTTGGTAAGATTACCAACAACGTCTGTGGCAAAAATAAATTCACCACCGTGACTGCTAACATCACCAAATGTAAACTTCAAATTACCACCATCTGTTTTGGCCAGGAAAGTTGTATGTTCTGTGTTAGCACCTGCTTGGAACTGAAAACGTTGAATAGCACTTACAGTAGGCTCAACTTCAACATGCCATTTAACACCACGGAACTTGACAGTTTTCAACTTTTCATTGATAATGTCTTGATTCATAAAGCGATAGTCATTTTTAAAGTCGCCGTCTTTGTTTTCAAAGTGGAGACCAACTGGAATAGTTTCGCCATTACGTACAGCAGTAACTACCTCAATTTTAGCATCGTCTTGATATTCTTTACCATCTAATAGATAGCGTAGTTTTTCAAGTTGTGGCATGCCATATGTGCCAATCATATCGGGATGTGGATTGGCAGTTTCTGCATACATGATAACACTACGGTCATCTGCCATACTGTCAATTAGAGTTTTTTGATCTGTGCCTGTTACTTTAACAATATTTAGAAAGCCCAATTTGTTTGTATGTGCAACGATGTCTTGTAGAATAGATTTCATAATAATTTCCTTTGTATTAGTTTATTTAGATTTAGGGAGAAAGTCAAGTAATATTTTATTCAAAACTGAATAGTGAACCAAAATTGTTTGTTTGAGTAGTAGATTCTAGATCCCATTCTAGAACTCCTATAAGGTTATCCAGTTTGTTATTGATAATAACGGTTTCCATATCAGCGTGATCAAATGGCAAGTCCTGGAACCATTTAGGTAATCGTAGTTCATCAACCGGATATGCCACGCTGGTATAGCCGAGTGGATTATCTTTTAACTTACAAACGATTACTTTCATACCATCAACAATATTGGTGCTGTATTTGTCACCATTCATACGTTTAAGAGTATTCCAGTTGATACTAGCACGAACATGTCCAGGCATATTTGCTTTACCTGCCTTACGTTCTTTTTCTTGATATTCAGCAATGTTGTTGGCACGTTTAGGACTACCCTTCTCCCATCCTGGTCGTGCTTTAAACTCAGTTCTAAATTCATTAATCATATCAAGTATCTCTTCTTCCTGACTACCATTTAGAACTTTTGTAAGAACTTCTTCTAAAAACTTTTGCATAAATTCAGGAGTATCACTACGCTTTAAATCCAAACCCATGGCTTTGATCTTGCCAGGTTTAGTCTCGCTATCGTATCTTTTACCATCCTTGTCATAGTACAATACAGCATAACGCTTCTTGGTAATGAACAATCCCTTAATGGCAACAAGTTCACGTCCTGCTTTGATAACCTCTCCACGACTCTTTGGACAATGAAAAGCATCCAACATAAATTGTGGAAATGTATCATTAACATTGTCTGCAATTGTATTATACAATTGGATAGCAATATCTTTATCCCAAGGAATGAGTTTCTTTTGTATATCAATTTTTAATGTATTATAGGCAGAAAAATAACAACTGTCTGTATCACCATAGATAATACTTTTACCAACGTGATCAATTTCACCTGTGATGACTTCATTGACTTTACCTGCCATATGACAAGCAATAGCACGACCTGTAAGTGTAGTACTTTGTCCGATACGCTTGTCAAAGAATCTACAACCTGGATTAAGAATAGCACCATACAAACTGTTCAAATTAATTTTCTTAACCAGTTGTCGCTTGTCCCAATATTCTTCTTCAATCTTATTACCGGCATCTATAGCCGCTTTAAGTTTTTTCTGCATATCCTTACGTTCACTATACCAACGAGCCAACAAGCCGGGAATAATACCTTCTTGCTCATAGGTAAAGATTGTACCATTAGCACTGAGCATCCAGGGTTTATTACTTTCGTAAATTAACCTATAAGCCTCTGCTGCACTTACAATATCTTGTTCGCCGTTTTCCCAATCTATAGTAAGTTCATATGCACGATCCTGCCGCATTACCGCATCGTATTCGTTACTACCAAATTTACCTTCCCAAGCAGCAGCAAAGGTCTTTTTATGTAGGGTCATCTGTTCGTGAATAAATTCATCAGTATTAGTTTGACGTATTTGTCCAACAATAGTTTCTGGACCCATATTCAATGCACGAATTACGCTTGGATACAGACTGTTAATATCCATGCTTCCGATGTAATCATGTAATCCTTTTTTAGGATATGCTACATAAGCACCAGCCGCTTGATATGTTTCTCCTTCATCACGCTTGGTACGACTGGGAACAATTAGACCTCTGTGATGTGCCTCATTAACAATTGCTTGTTCAGTTACTGCAACTGCACCCATTGTGGTTTGTAATAATACTGTACATTCATGTGCCAGTGTGTTGGCAAGATCTAAAAATTTTAATTTTTTATCTAATTTGTCAAGTAATGCGGTATCTTGTCTATTATATTCGATAAATTTACGGAAGTCTTTATTATATAGTTGATCCAGTGTACCTTCATAAACTGTCTTACTTTCTCCTATCTCCATCTCTCCAATGGCATCAAGTCTATAGGTGTGGCGTTCTTCATAGGTATATTTCCTGTACAGTTCGAGACTGTCCAAATGAACACGACCAATAAGATCATAAGTAACAGCCTGTTTCCCATATTTCTCATATTCTCTTTTCTTTGGAAATTGATCCCACAAACAAAATCTACGTGTATCTTCTTTACTTAGCACTTTGGTAACACGATTAACAGTGTAAGGAATATCAAATCCTTCACTATTCCATCCACTTAATACATCAGCATCTTCAATTAGATTTAAAAATGCATCTAACATTTCTGCTTCTGTTTCAAACAAAATAGTATTGGGAAAGTCTTTAACTTGTTCTTGTGCCTCTAACATTGTTAATGTCTTTGGAGGAACAGCAAAACATACCAATGTGTCTAACCATTGTAGATGAACAGCAATTGCTGTAATTGGCATAAAGGCATCTTCGGGAGTGCTGTAGCCACGTTCCGGATCAAAGTCTACCTCAATGTCAAAAAACGCTACGTGTAGTTTTGGTGGATCAATACCAAGATAATGATCTTCTAAACAGCGGAATGCTGGTTTGATATCGCTTTCGTAGAGCCTACGTTCACCATGAATACGTAGTTCTTTTTGAAAGTCCTTGTTATTTCTACAAGTTACTTTACTAAGATTTTCGTTGTGAATTGATTTGTACTTACCCTTAGAATCAGGGTAATAAAAGATATACTTAGCAGGATATTCTTGATAGATTCTGCCTTTCTTTGGATCACGTTCAACAACTTTAACAACGTCCTTGTCGCGATCCCACCATGCGTCAACATATGACATATAATTTTTCCTCCTCGTGATTTAATGGCTCACTAACCTTCTTATAATCAATTATGGCTGATTCAACCTTACTCATAAATTATTTAGCATCCTAAATAGGCCGATGCTATCTATAGTGACCAACAAACTGTAGTTTGCGAGCATTCCCAAAGATTGACGAGAAAAAGAAGCCCATCCATACATAATACACTGGCAAATAAAAATAGGATACAGTATAATAAGAGGCGGATTGGGAACAGTGAACGCCATAGTAACCGAACATCCGATACTAAGAGCCCAAGCCGTAACTTCAACGATAAAACGTAGAGGGTAAGTTTTATAATCATTTCGTATCCAATTGATAATGTTTACTAAATGTTCATTCATCAGTACGACGATGTGAATGTCCACTAATATCTACAATGGTTTCTAGATCATCAAACTCTTTCCATACGCTATCCCATTGATCTTTTTGTGCAATTCGGATGGCCTTTTTAATCACACCGGGCTTAACTTCGAGTTCTTCTGCTACTGCTTTAATGGTATCGTTAAGTCCTTCGGTGAGGTCTTGAATCTCTTGCATAACGGTCATGCCCTCTGCAACGATTTGTTTAATTTTGGCCTGTTCAGGCGCTCCAAATGCTTTACCCATAAAAAATCTCCTTGTAAGTAATTATATACTCAACAAGGAGAAGTGTCAAGGTTTATTTTACAAACGAGCGTCTATAATGTTCCAGTTAATTATTTTCCATGTGTTAGTTAAATAACTCTTTTTATCAGCTTGGTAGTCCAGGGCCCAAGAGTGTTCCCACCAATCTATCAGCAGTATGATATCATTCTTAATTTGGTGATTGACGATAGTTTTAATCTCACCATTACGAGCAAGATAAACCCATCCACTGCCCTGGATGGCCATGGCAACTTTGGTAAATTCTTCTTTAAAATTATCAAATGATTTAAAATGCTTATTGATGAACTCTTTAGATGCACCTATTGGGGTATTGTTTTCATCTGGGACTTGTAGTTGTGGAAAATACATACTATGTAAGAACGCACCTGCTTCATTGAAGTCTGGATCACCTTCACCGCTGTTATAGCGATTTACATACGTTCTATATAACTTGCCATAATGATAATCCATTGTATCTTCGCTTTTCACAGGTTCTAGTGCATCGCGGGCATAGGATAACTTCACTTGTTCAAGTTGTTTAACTTCTTTGCCCTCTACTACATATTTTATAAAATTAAACATTATTTGTTTTTTCCTGATTAACTGCGTTCAATAAGTCTTGCATTGTTAGTTTAGGCTTTATCAAAGCACCTTGTACAATGGTTATACCATCGTATTTCAAATCAGCATCATCAAATCCTATTGTTAATACTCCAGATTCTTGACGTAACCAATTAATAATCTTTCTTTGATCTCTAACTGCAGAAACTATGGAAGAAGGTTCAATAGTGTTAGATTGAGTTGCAGTTGGAGCCGGTTGTTGTTTTACTTTTTCTGTGCCTACTACTTCTAAATATTTTATTGCATAGTCAAGTGCTTTCTTAATACCTTCGGGTCCGGCTAATGTGTTGAATGCAGATTGCCCCCTTGTGAAACGAACTTCTTCAGTACCTGCATCCCATTCTCCGTTTGCTGTTATGTCTATTAAATCTTTAGCGGTGCCTGGGAATTTTTCAAAGCGTGTGACACCTTTGCCCCACAAGTTTGGTAACTCTTTATGCCTACCTCGAGCATCTATGTATTCTTTAGTAATCTGATCGTATACAAATGCATGGGTTAATGATCTGCGTTCAGGGTTATCAGCAACTTCTTGTTGTTCTTCGGGACTAAGTTCTTCCCATTCATCAGCATCTAATGACACGTCTGGTATTCCCTCTACACTGTATTCCCATATATACCCTACTGGATACCTCTGGGGGTTATACTGGTTTATAGCAATGGCCAGTATCATGCATTGACCTTGCATATACTTGGCCTGTAATTCAGATCGGTCCTCGTTGATAAATTCTTTTGATCTCATTTCTTAGCCTTACCGGGAGAAACTGATCAGCCTAGTGACTACTATTAATAGTTTTTTCATCTTTGATTCCTATTTTTTATTAATTGATCGGCCAAGGCTTTTACTTCAGGAACTGGATTTTTAATAAATCTTATTGAATCTGGAATCC